GCCAGGGAGAAAGTTTTTTCAGGCAGGGAACATCGCGAATCGTCGCCTCCACGTGAGACTTCATAAAATCTTCAGCGGCAGAATCCGTGGGCTGAGAATCCTGCGCGGTCTGAAGTTTCAGATCATCACCGGGGAAAAGGTGCGGAATTTTGACACCGCCCAGTGTCACGTTATTCGTGTCATACCAGCTGGAAAACTTCTCCAGAATATTAATAAGCGGATTATCCTTCTGCTCCTGTGGCGCACCGGCGATATATTCAAAGGCCTTTTCGGTATCAAGTTCACTTTCAATCGTCGCTGCATACATGGCTTTAACAATGGCCGACTGAAGCTGTGTTGCCTGCAGGGAATCGAGCATCTTCAGCCGTTCCATGACGCTGTAAAACTGGTTGGCCCCACGGGTCTGCCCGTCCTCCACCGGCTCGAAAATATGCAGCATGGCCGGACGCCCGGTGGGAAGTTCACGCGGGATCCGTTCCCATCGTCCACTCCCGGAGCGAGGAAAATCATCCTCACAGATATGGTACGCAACGGCACGGCCATATCGATCAACCTCCACCCCGGCCCGCAGAAAACGGTTCCCGATACCGTGTCCTGGCGTGTCCACCCGTTTCGGACTCACGGCTTTAAAACGCGTACGAAACAGTTGCGTGCTCTCCGTATCCCAGACCGGCTGCACAAAGATTTCGCCGTTAAACGCATGAACGCCCACACCTTCACGGATAAATTCCGTAAACGTGCGTTTCCCTTCCACGTCGATCTCACCAAACATCCCTTCTGCGTATTCTGACCAGGCCGCCTCCACCTCATCGACAAAACTTTTTGCCGCGGTCTCCCGCATCCCCAGCCAGCGCCAGTTCGGACGGTAGCTAATCAGAAACATATGCCCGACAATGTGATCCTTATGCAGGGCCACCGCATTGGCCGCTATTCCGTTATTGCGCACCAGATCATCTGCACGGGCATTCCCCAGACGCAACGCGGGCAGCAGGGCCGCATCGGCACTCTGCGAGGGTGGCAACCACTCTGCCATTTGCCCGCCAAATCCTGCACCGCCCCCGTTGTAGCTGAGGCTCTCCCGAAGCGGAACGCCGTTCACATCAATCAGGACAGGCTTTCGTTTCATAACCTCACTCCCAGCGGACGACGGCGACGGCGGGTTGTCCCCAGTACCAACTCAGCATCATTGATCGCCCGGTTAAGCTCATCCAGAGAGGCCGCCGTATATTCAATTCTGCGACCATCTTTCTGGACAGACACCACCCGTTTACCGGTTAATAAATCAAGGCGCGCCTGACGCAGCGCCTGCAGTTCAGCGACTGTAACCATTCACTCCTCCGGACAGCTTCGCTGCCAGTTCTTTAAGGGTTGGCCGGGTCGTCTCTTCTTCCCGGGATTTTGCCAGTACAGCCAGATCAAGCTGCCAGCGTTGCACGGACACACGTAATGCCGCGTAGGCATACACCAGGCAGTCCAGCGCTTCGTTACGCCGCTTTTTGTTATCCCACAGCAGACGCATCTTTCCTTTTTCCCACTTCTCCACAAGCTCTTCCGCGACCAGTTGCTGCGCCTCTGTCTGCGAAAAAATCTCCGGATCATCAGGAAAACGGATGGCATACGACGTGGCTTCATCCGCAGGCGTGGGATCGGCTTTCATACGGGCATAGAGAATTTCTTTTGCGGTGTCCGTCCCCACTTCGCACAGATACACGCCCCGCTGATTGCGGGTTTTTGGCATGGTGATCACCGGCTTGCCATAAACAGATGCACCTTTTACCGGCAGCACCCGGAAAACACCGTGTTTTTTTGACCTCTGATAGACAATTTCGCCATCGATCCCTCCGGTGTCCCAGCAGACACGGGAAATGGTCATTTCGGTTCCGTCTGCATGGCGGTATTTTTTGTTGATCGCCACATCCACACGTAACAGCGTCTCTTCCTCATCGGGACGCCCCATAATGATGATTTTATCCACCAGAAAGGCTTCCTCTCCCGGAGCCCATCCCCAGACATACATCTCAAAACGGTTTCGCTGCGAGTCAATGCCCGCCGTCAGATAAACCACCCGGGAAGGCACCGCAGCCGTGTAACGCACAACCTTATCCATCAGCACCTGGTGATCGAGTTTTTCGCCCACGGCCTCTTCCCAGGTCTCGCCCAGCGTGGTGTTCACAAAGGTTTTCAGGCCGTTGGGATCTTTCAGTGCATCCAGCCAGTCATAGACAATCTGTACCCAGGTGGTGAACGGACTGTACGCCGTCCAGATATGGAATGTGATGGAGCGCGGCGGCGGAATTTCATTACCCGCAGCGCTGAAAAACGTCAGGCCGTCACGGGTCCACATGCCCGTGTTTTCACAGATCCACCGCCCGTTGCTCTGGTCAAGCTCAGACTGATAGATCACGCAGCCATGATGTTCACAGAGGTAGAAAACGCTTTCGGGGCTGTCCTTCTCCCATTTAAGGCCAAAAGGCGTGGACTCATCGCCAAATTTCAGATACTGCGCCTCCCCACAGTGCGGGCAGGGCACATAAAAACGCATGAAATGCGCCGACTCGTTGGCCGCTTTTTCGATCTGGCAGGAGCCTTTTATTTTAGGCGTCGAGCCGCGAATGGATTTTGGCCATACCGAGCCCTCAATACGCTTATCCCCCAGCAGGGTTGGCGAGCCCTCTTTTTCGACATCCGGCTCGAACGAGGAAAGTTCGTCATAGCAGACCACGTCCACGGATTTTTCACGGTAGTTTTTGGCGGCAGCGCCGCCCAGGCACCAGAAGCCCACACCCGATGAAAAGCGTTTCAGCGTGATGGTATTATCACGATGTTTACGTCCCAGCCAGGGAGAAAGTTTTTTCAGGCAGGGAACATCGCGAATCGTCGCCTCCACGTGAGACTTCATAAAATCTTCAGCGGCAGAATCCGTGGGCTGAAAAAGCAGACTGTTTCGGGATTTATGCTCAATAAAATACCCGGCGACTCCCAGCAACATCTTTGTATAGCCAACACGGGCAGATTTAATCAGATTAACAGTCCGGATCTGATCATTCCCCATGCTGTTCATGATGGCGATCTGGAACGGCAGCGTTTTCCATTCTCCCTCACCATATGAAGATTCTTTAGGCAGATAATAATTTTGATCAGCCCATTCAACTGGCGTCACCGGCAATGCCCTTATCAGGGGCTGTAATGCTGTTGTGACAGCACTCATCATATTATTCAGTTGTTGCTCTGATATATTCATCGAGTAAATCCGGTAATTTATCCCCCGCCCGCGCACACTGATTTGCCCCCTTCGCAATAAGGGTTTTCAGATGGTCAAGATGGCGCGGTGTTAAATCAGGAAACTGTCGCTGCATGGATAAAGGGATGGAATCAAGCGTACTGGATAACGCCATTGCCAGCTTGCTGAGGGCAAAAATACAGAACCCGGTGTCAATAAGTTTTCCTTTTGACACCTCATTTTTTAACTGCTGTGTAACAGCCTGTTCTGCTGTCAGTTCCCATCTGGCAATAAGCAATTTCTCCTCATAGTCGTCTTCGCTATCGCCATCAGGCACATCGTTTTTACTTCTTCTCAGATACGATATGTAAAAATCGCGCCAGGCATCCAGATCCAGTTGCCCTCGCTTATTCGATATCGGGGCACCCGGCAATTTCTGCAATCTGCGAAGCTGGCGATCGGTCAGACTTAAATGCCTGGCAACTTCAGTCTGCGTAGCCACTCCTCACCTCGCAAAAACTCTCACCTCACAATCACAACAAAACCGGTCATGTCCGGTTTTAGTGTCTATTTTTTGCGCATGTCCGGTTCATGGAAAGCATGTTTTTATATTTTTCATATGGTTAACTTGCAGAGAAACCGGACATGAATCCCGGAAAATTTTCATAAATAGTGAAAATCCGCGAGGTCGCCGCCCCGTAACGGCCCGGATCGCCGGAAAGGACCCGAGAAAATGATAATGATTATCAGTTGCAACAAAATCCAGTTTCTTCCACCATCGCACCGGACGAGCGACCATGAGGGGACAACGCCACGCTCCGTTAACGCGGTAAACCCCGGTGTGTATCGTTTTTGATTATTTCCGCACACTCGCGCAGAGGAGTTCCCCGTCGGGCTGCGGTCTCTGTTAATGCAGGAATACGGCGACGATACAGCGCATGATGTGTCAGGCTTGAATACCTTTATCCTTTAAAAGGGATATCAGTTAAGTTATCCCGTGTAGGGTATAAGCCATTGTCGAGACCACTCATTGAATGGCCTCTGCAATAACCGATGTCTTTCCATCAGTCCGCCACCACAAAGAATCTTTTTTGCCTTAAGGCAGGAGCTTCATCTTTCAGTGGCTGCCAGTGTTATTTCCCCACTTACTGGCTTGGGTTGTTTCGTGGTACTGCCGTAACTGGTTGCCAAGAATAAATTCCGGTTTCATTATCAAGCCCACCCGTAGATGGGCTTTGTAATGGATAGCCGTTGCTCAGTTCTCGTAATGCTTTGATTTTTCAGATAACGCAGTTTTGCGTTTGCCATCAGCACGCGATATCGAGAGTCAACTGCAGTTGCTCGCGCCAGTACTCAACATTTGCTTCAATAACCGGCTTATCCCATCGCCAGCGAGCCATCTCTCTTGCCCCATTGCTGGCTTTTGATTTCCGGTCATCGCGAATGCGACATGCTTGCTCATATTTCTGCTGCTCAGTCAGTTCACCGCGAAGCAGACTATCAATGTGCAGGTCGCACCACACAGCAAAACGAGCATCACACCAACGGGCAAATGCAACTGAAAGTTTTGGATGTAGCCACGTACCACCACCCCTGTCCTTTCGTGCCTTGCTGGTTTTTACATACCTCGATTGTGAGGGATGTAAAATTTGAGATTCTTTCCCGGTCAACGCTTCGTCTAAAGCACGAACGTATTCAAGCGTTTCTGCCAAACGCATCCAGTTATCAATGCGTTTTCCAAATCTCTCAGCAACACCTGTGACGTTGATCCAACCATCAGTGTTGAAACTGACAATTTCACCTTTGTAATTAAGTGGCACGATATTCATAACGTTTACCTACCATTTGAAATGAACCTTTGCCGCATAGGAAACCAGCCCACCGAGGCTCGCCAGCACTAACTGGTATCCTCAAAGGCCCATTCCAAAGGGGCAGGTTCGGTGTAAAAAACATGCGTTGCGGTACGCATTTATTGCAAAAAGCCCCGCATCGCGAGGCTCATTAAATTGACTTTGTGATTTGCAAAAAAATTATTTCAGGCATTGCGTCCTGATGTACTCCTGCAGGTAGTTAACCTGCGCGGTTATCTTGTCGATTCCACTTCGGAGACGGTAATAATTGAGTTCAGCATCTGCTGTAAGTCTTGGGCTTTCTCCATCGCCCATGCTGCTGGCTCCGGTCGTTGACTTTGCACAGGTGGCGGCGACTTGCAGGCGCTTACGACCAGCGGCAACGTCAGCGCGAAGAGTTTCATTTTCAGCTCTCGCATCGGCTAATTCCCTCGAGTATTTTGCATCGAGCGCAGCAACATCGCGCTGGCGCACCTGCATATCAGTAATGGTGGCGTTTGCCAGCTCCAGCTCTCTGGCTTTTTTATCGCGCTGCGCTTTGTAGGTAATCGCGTTATCACGGTAATGGTCTGTTGCCATCCACAGCGCTCCACAGGCCACCAGCAGAATAACGATAAACGCGGAAAGCCGTGAGACTTCATAAAATCTTCAGCGGCAGAATC